ACATGGCCATGTTGTAGATATACACAAAGTTAGGACATTTGTGGCTCAGAAGGAGTTGGTTAACAAGGTCTAATATCCTATACTCTTGAGGATACGAATTCTTGCTTATTGCATCCCATTTATTGTTTTGAGTTTTGAGTGCTTTCAGAACCCTCTTCTCTCCAGGTTTAAGGTACGCTTCTTTGATCACGACTTCATCGGTTTTTTGTACATCGTTGTCTAATGTGATGATAGATGCTCTGTATACCTGACCAAACGACCCTTTCCCTATTTCTTTTATATTTGTAAAATTTTCTCTGAATTTGGGCGCATTGATTCCGCTCATGCACATATTCCATTGATCTGAGCTAATGGTCCTGAGGCTATTGTTGATACGTATTCCCTTATCGAGACGTTTCGTGAACCAGGATAGAGACTTAGGCTTTTTTACATCCTCAACATCTCCACAATTTTTCATATATTTTTTAAATATCTTACCATGAGAGTATATCTCGCGACCAGTCTTTGGATTTATATTCGGATTAGCTTTCCATTCATCGCACTCTTCGTCTTCAGATAAAGGGGGAGTTTGTGGTTTAGGTTTAGGTTTGATAGATTTAGAGATAGACCCACAATCCTTTTCAAGTTTCTGGTACGTAGGACCGTTCCTCTTAATCTTCCTGTTGGTTATTGGATTGACGTCTGGGTTTCTGTGCCATTCGAGGCACATGGGAGAGTAATCGATACCTTTGGGAACTTTGGGAACTTTGGGAACTACGACACCTCCACCTCCACCTCCACATTCAATCTCAAGATTTTTGTATACCTTTCCAGTTGGTTTAATATTACGATTAGTCCTTGGATTTATGAGCCTGTTTAATCGCCATTGATTACAAATATTCATTTTAATACTCTTATATATTTGTATTTTGCCATATGATCTAAACGTCCTTGAATGTTTTAAAAAGATGTCTTTAGAATTAACTGTTGAACAGAAAGAGAAGTTACACAAGCTTGATGTAGAGATGAAGCGCAAGAAGGAGCACGACGAGAAGAGCCGTACTCGTCGCGAAGCTTCATCGAAAGACACCGGCATCCCCGTCGACATTGTCGATATGGACGTGATCAAGATAGGAACCTTACTCGGTCTTATAAAAAAGAAATCCATACTTGAGGGGAAAGAACCTAATACAACAGGGTCTCTTCTAAACATGTTTCTTGGTGGTGAAGATGATTTTAAAGTAGACCGTTCCAAGATCCCTGAAAACTTCAGGAACGCGTGTACTATAGTCACAGAAGTAGATAAAATAAACTATCACCAACAATACGTTCAACAACAATGCGAACACCTATCTGCCATTACCATGACACTCATTAAACAAGAATTATCAAACATAAACAAACACATCACTGTTAACATCGAGTCAAACACAATTGACAACCTTAAGACAATGTGTGTCGAGACTGTTGATGTGCTTCATGATGAATTGTGTGAACAGAATGAAAATGAAAATGAAAATGAAAATGAAAATGAAAATGATGATCTATGGTCATCATTATCCATTGTACGTAATGCTTTATTGGGTGTTGTAAACATATGTGAATATAAAAAGATCCTAAACGATCATATCTTAATATTGAGAAAATCTGGTAAAGCTCATGCTCGTATTCTAGGTCACCTGTCTGTCAATGACGTGAGGTTGTCGCTGTACAGAGGTTGCCTCACACAAACTAAAGGACCTCTAACTCACGATGATTCGTTAAGGTTATCACGAGAGATTGAACTGAGGTGCTATATGAAATCTCCCCAATTGAAACCGTTTAATTTTGACGATATAGTAAGGCACTGCTGTATACCGTCACTCGTGTGCGTCCCCATAGATGAGGTGATAGAACATGGACTCGTCGGGCCTTACCGAAACAACCCCATAGGATACCTCAACGTAAATAAAACATCTATACCGTGGGCGTTCTACAACTTGAAGAATATCAACTCGGATGGTGCTAGGTTATGGGTATTGGACAACAAACTGTGGATGCTCACAGACAACATGATTTCTACTATGACCACTTACATGATAAAGATCTTTAGGACGTTCTATCATGAGTATTATGGAAACAACAACTTCAACAAGGGTTTCTGGCTGGCATCTCACAACAAACACTACGATGCATTCATTAACATGATGAACAACATCTCTTTTATTAGCAACCATGCAATGGTGCACAAGTTTCTGATGATGATTCTCATACAGAGATCACCCTTAATTCCAACAGAATATGATTTCTTTAATCATATAGTGTACTATGACTTTCCAATCACATACAAATCATATATCTCTTGTTTCGAAGATAACATGAAGCAAATATTTGCTAATTTAAATGATGAGCATATGAACAAATTGAAGTCGGTGTTTTACGTTAACCCCACAAGAATATCTAAAGTTACTTAAAATGTCAGCTACATTAACTCCGAAAAATGATTACTATAAAATTGGGTATGTATCACCTCGTGTATGTGCCGATAAGGTAAACAAACCACCAGATCCGCTTTGTTATCAAGATGCTTCCTGCCTTACACGTAATTTCTCAATGTGTAGGTACCCCAACACTCACTGGCAATCACGTGTCTACTATCCCAGGTATGCAGCACAATGCCAATGTGACAAATATCTGTACAAAGTATGAAGTAATCCTCATCAATAAACTACCTAGTCTTGAAACATGTATTCCTTCAAACTCTACCAGAACTCCGACACAATGGATCTGTAACCCCGAGGGGTTATAGATGTCTGATACATATAGAGGTGTAGAGAAAAATTCAATTTCTATATTGAAGCTTATTCAACAACCCCGCATCGTAATCACCAATCTCTTGCTTGATCCAATCCCAAGCCATATTCTTATTCACTTTCAAACCTATACTATCAAATACTTCTTTTCGATGAATCACATCTACCGGGTATAACAATTTTGACAGATAATTTCTCACCTGTTTCCTAAACTCATCCTCATCATCCTTGTTATGACCCGCACCTACATTCACATACGAGGCGTGATTCACAGGCCTCGGTACAACAGGGCTCAGCATCTGCACATTTAGGCTCGCTACCAATCTAGATAGACTCTCATTTATATTTTTAACTTCCTCCGTATATCGTTCGCATATGCACTTGATGATCTCCCTCAGTTCAGTGTAGTGGAGCTGGTAGAACTCTTTTCCTTTCTTGTCTACGAAACGACCGATAAGGTCCTTCACTCTTGATTCAGTGTGATGGTAATCAGCGACCATAAAGATGTCCGAGTAAAAGAACATATCTCCATTTGCGGACCGTGTGTTGTATGTGGATAGTCGCTGCTGCAGCTTGTCTGACGATTGCACACCACCGATCTTGAATCTGTTGCGTTTGGCGTAAGAGGCGCAAGTGGCTATGTATATGACCTCTGTGCAGTTGCGTTCAGTGTCCGAGACAGATATATCTTTGAGGATTGCGATGTAGTCCTGTTGTTTTTCTAGTTGTTGTTTGTATTGATTTCTTTCCTGTTGGTACAGCTCTTCTTGGACCCTCAATTGCTCTTCTTTTACCTTCAATTGCTCTTCTTTTACCCTCAATTGCTCTTCTTTTACCCTCCGCTCTTCTTTTACCCTCAATTGCTCTTCTTTTACCCTCCGCTCTTCTTTTACCTTCAATTGCTCTTCTTTTACCCTCCGCTCTTCTTTTATCTTCAATTGCTCTTCTTTTACCCTTTGCTCTTTTTTAATCCTCAATTTATCTTTTTTAACCCTTTGCTCTTCTTTTATCTTCAATTTATCTTCTTTTACCCTTTGCTCTTTTTTAACCCTTTGCTCTTCTTTTATCCTCAATCTCTCTTTTATCCTCAATTGTTCATCGTTTTCGATGTCTGTAGTGGTCAATGCTATGGTATTGTTTATAGTGTTTATGGTGTTTATGGTATTTATGGTATTGTTTATGGTATTCTTAGTATTCTGGACCGCATCCAGGTCAAGATTGAGTTTCTCATCGTCTATGAATCCTGTTTTGATAAGGATCTTGGAGATGATTCTTGAAGCCATTTTGTCTAAGAACGTGTGAGTTTTAGATAAAATTCAATTAACCCTTTAGCGTAGAGTCTGGGTTATATTGTATTGCCATGAATCACGACACATATCTTTCAGATTTTTTTGAGGTTTCCACCCCAATTCATATCGTGCCTTGGTAGCGTCGCATACTAACGTATCTACATCACCCAGACGTCTGGGTTTGTCCTCTCTCTCCACTCTGAGGTTGTTTGTCTCCGCATACGTTTCCAAGATTTCTTTAACACTGTAACCCTCACCCATCCCTAGATTGAAAGGAAAGAAGCCATGATATGTCGAGTACATGTATTTGAGTGCATCTATATGTCCCCTGGCGAGATCGTGGATGTGTATGTAATCGCGCACGGCCGTTCCGTCGCGTGTGGCGAAGTCGGTTCCAAACACAGCCACAGGTTTCATTTGCTTTACATATTGGGCGATGATCGGAAATAGGTTGTTGCTGCCTTTGGGTGCTTCGCCTAGGATGTGAGATGGATGAGCGCCACATGGGTTGAAGTATCTGAGTACGACAACGCTCAAGGTGTCGTTACATGCTACCAGATCACGGAGCATCTCCTCAATTATATGTTTCGTCTTACCATATGGATTGGTTATGTTTTGTCCAGTGGGGTGATCTTCGTAGAGGGGAATGCGTTGAGGAACACCATAAACTGTGGCGCTACTGCTGAAGATGATTTTGTCAACGTTGTATCTGAGTGCGGCCGCGAAGACATTGCACGATGTAATGATGTTCGTCTGGTAGTACATGATCGGGTTTGTGATGGATTCGGACACAACTTTCTTACCCGCAAGGTGCATCACAATGTCTACGTTATGTTTCCTGAACACCTCATCGACAGCGTTCTTGTCCATTAAGTTGACTTTACAAAACAAATACGTACCAGGTCTGTCAGTGTCAGTTTGTGATAGTTTTACGATCTGGTCGTTGACGTCGTACGAATTGTCATAGTTGTCTATACCTATAACATCGTAACCTTCTTGTAAAAGTGCAACTGCACAGTGTGATCCGACGAATCCTGTTACCCCCGTTACTAATACTTTTTCGAACATATTTCTACACACAGTAATTATACATAGACTATATTTAGATATCATAACCCAACTGGGTTATGATGGAATGGGATGAAAATATGAATGAATGAATTATATTGCGACACATCGTCTGATTGTGATCATCTCGTCACCAAACCTACCCTGTACAATATCTCCATGGCGTATCCTCATGTATCGGGCTAATGGGTCTGAGGATAGCAAGATAGGTAGTTTATTGGCGTTGGGTGGTTTCTTTATAAATGTAATGTCAGGAGGGTTATGTTGGACGTCGATGAGGTCGTAGCTAAGTTCGTCAAATGTGAATGTCTCAAATTGGTAAAGGGCTATGACTTTATCACTAGAATTTGTGATGTTTTGTTTTGCATCTGATGTGAGGACGGTATTGTGCACGATCAGTATATGTGTAATATCCTTAGCCATAGAGATGATGGACTTTACTACGTTGATCGTAACCTTATCCGCCTTGCTCTTCTTGTGTATAAAAAATACAATAACCTTCGTACCGTCAGGTTCAGTCGCAATAAGT